AGGAGCATCAATCCAAAAATTATTACCAAATGAGTCTGTCATACTGACTAAGTAATTTTTAATTCTATCATCTAAATCATCAAACTCATCCCATTGAAAAAGATGTATGTCATCAGTAGGTCCAAGTTCACTATCACTTTTTAAATTTGCATATTTCACAAATGAAGATGCACCCTTTATCAGAGTGTCTTTTGGTATTTCAACAATTGCAAAAACTCCTACTCCTGCACCAGGTATTAAACTTGGTGCAAGTTTAGTTTGTTGTTTATAAATTAATTTTTTAACTTCTTCACGATTCATCCTTTACCCTGTCCTCTATATTTTTTTCGTGCTCCATTGCGAGAAGACGCTGCGTATTTTGTTCCATTTCCTGTGCCCTGACGAGATTTTTTAGGCGGTCCAGGAATATAAGAACTATACTTATTCAAACCACCTTTTGCTTTTACAGCCATACTTTACTCCAAAAATTCGTGTGTGATTTCATGAGGTTCGGGAGAACCTGTCTCATAGAACTGTTGAGCTAGATCCTCCATTGCATCGAAAAATTCTTCTTCAGAAAGATCTGAGAAAATTTTCTCTCCTTTGCAGAGTATGTTGAATCGTGAGGATTTGTTTTCCATCAAATAATTCTCGTTTTTTCGTGACCAACTCTGACGCGAGGATCACACCAAATTTCGAAGCCTGCGTCTTTTGCATCTAAACAAAAACTCACATCCTCTCCACACATGTCCTGAACCTCACCAGACTCAAAAACTTGCATCTTTGGCGCAAACCAAGGATACTTCATCTCTGGGTGTTCGAAGACTCCATTCTTAATCAGTAACCATCCAAATCCAGTGTAATCGACTGTGAATGGTTTTCTACGCTTGGAGATAGATTCCAAAGTTTCATGATTCATCACTCCACCATTATTACGGAAATCATCTTCTTCTAACCAGTGTGCTACAGACGTTGTGTGTCCGTCTTCAGTACAATACCATCCTGCCGCAATCTCTTTTTCCATTAGAACGAGTTGCCAGAAGTTATTTGTATTGAAAACAATATCACTATCAATCCATAGTTGCCAGTCATAGTTAAGTTTTCCATCCCAAGGAAATTGATCTGGTCCACGTAGAACGTTCGCACCAAGACATTTACAACGGGCGAAATTCACCATTGAAGAATAGTCTTGTGAGATCTGAATACTTCCCCCTGCCTGTACAATATCAAAACAAAGTTGTACAAAGTTCTTGAGGTAAGTATAAGAAACTCCTCTTCCTGGAAGACAAAAAACAATAGACTTTCCGCGTATTAGTTCTTTTGCCTTTTCATAATCCCATTCTGCTTCTTTCGAAACTACGGGCGTTTTTGCTTTTACCGTAAATCCTTTAGCCATAAGAAAGTGTAATTACATCAGTATCATACAATATTATCTATAATTTGTCAATCTATCTCTTTTTCAGATAATATAATTTCATCACCATCAAGAGATAGTTTGATTTCTGTATCCTCATACCAGGACAGTTCATTTGCCATCCATTCTGGTATTATAACATAATATTCACCAGTAATTGGATCGACCTGTAGGGACCTAAAATTTTCTCCGGAATTTTTTTTCATCTTAGGTTTTGTCTATTCATTTTAGTTTTATCTAGGATTTTTTAATATTCTACTTTAAATTTCCATATCGTAGTTCCCTTTGATCTTGCATTAAGCATGTGACTACCAACATATTTCAATCCATGTTTTTTTGTTTTAAGTCTTGGTTTTACAAGATCAAAGTTTTCTCTGGACCAATCCATTATATTCTCACCTTTCCATACTTGTCCACTGATTAAATCTGTAATCGTATAAGGTAAAAATTCTTTATTTCTCATATTTTCACTATGGTTACACCAACGTAGATTAGTATAGTGATTGTTTCTATTGTTTCTATCAATATGATCAATCTCTTCGTGCCCTTCGGGATTTGGTATAAATGCAACTGCTACAAGTTGATGAATGCTTCTCTTGATTTGCTTTAAAAATTTTCCATTCGCATCCCGTATTGAAATATTAATGCATTCGTATTGATGCTCTGGACGAGTTGGATAACCTCTGAATGATGGTTTTAAGTATATTAATCCATATTCATTAATCTTGCCGTACTGCTCATTTCTATCATACTTGCCAGGTTCACGATATGCTTTACCATCTTCAGTAATATAATATCCAACAAACTCAGTCTCCCTCATCCCCTTCAGTATTCTCACTGGGGGATAATCATACTTCACTTTGAGTCTCTCTTTTACTTTCTTCGGTTTTTTTGGTTTTTTCACATATACCCATTTTCCATTTTCTTTAATATATTTTGCGCCTTGTGTCGTGATTCTTATTGTGCCTTCTGGTAAAATCTCTTTGGTCATAATTTTTATATCCGGAATTTTTTGATTTTCGGAGGTTTTGTAAATCTATTTTAGCATACAATTTAGCTGCCTTTCGTAACACTTTGTAGACTCCAGGGACCCATTGATTTTAGCTTAGGGGGCTTAGGGGCTTAAGAACGCCCTTACGCGGTCCGCCGCCCATAAGGACGGGGGCGGGGACACTGCTGATTCACGAACGAACAGCAGGGGGGTCAATACCCCAACCACACCAGGAACTCCCCAGCATCGACCCCACCGAAGTGGGAGGTGGTGCCGTAGTCGGTGCGGAAGTCATCCCACAGACCATGCTCCTTCGCAGCGTATGCCGCTTGGTGCCAGTGGATGGTCCCGTTGTCGGGGTTGGTGATGGTGGCGATCTGATCGGGGAAGGTCATGGGTCGGTTGCGGTTGAGAGTATTGTAGCAGGTCAGGCGGCGAAGCGGTCGGCGTAGATCTGCTCCAGGCGGTATGCCTCCTCCTCCCGTGCCTCCTCCTCCAGGTTGCCCTCCAGGGTTTGGCGGCAGTGGATCAACTCATGGATCAGGGTCACCACGTACTCAGAGCGGGGCAGGTCACGCTCCACTTCCACCAGGAACTCATGCCCGTCCTCCTGCTGCCAACCGACCACACCCTCAGAGGTCAGGCGGCGGTGGTGAACGGTGACGGTGGCAGCACCCAGCAGCGGTTCCTGATCCAGCATGAAGCGGTAGACCTGCTGGGCAAGGCGGGGGCGTTGCTTCTGTCCTGAGGTGAGCAGCATGGGTCGGTTGCTTTGGTTCCCATAGTATAGAGCCCCCACCCACGGAATGCGGGCAGGGGGTGGACGGTGGTCAGATTGTCACCAGATGATCGGGGTGCCGTCGGCGGCGGTGGCGGTGCCTGCCTGTTCATCGGCAGCGATGCTCTCCAGGATCTGTAGGATCTGTTCGCCGTTGCTGCCCTGGCGGAGCAGGGAGACGGCAAGGTTCTGAGTCATGGTGTGGTAGGATTGGGGGTTAAGGGTCGGGCGTCTTTAGGGCGCACCCGTTCCCAGGGGAATCAGAGGTCGGTCATCATGTCCAGCATCTCCTGGGCGTCGATCTTAGAGTCATCCCAGCGCACACCGTCGGGGGTCTGCAGGAGGTGGCGACCGATCTGCCCTTCGGTCATGCAGCGCACGAACTTGGTCCAGGGGTTCTCAGATCCAGCGAACGCCACACACGCCCGAGCGGTGTTGTAGAGGAACTCATCGTTCTGAACCCAGAGGGAGGCGTTCCAGGTTTCGTAGTTCGCCCAACCGTTGTAGGTGGTCATGGTTCGGTTCGTTTGGTATGGAATCAGTATAAGGGGTCAGAGGGGGCTCTGTGCCCCCTCAGTGGACACTCAGTAGACCGTCACACGGGCACCGACCTGCTGCAGAAGTTGTTTTACTTTATCCTGCTGCAACTTAATGACAACTTGTGAGTTACGGTTTGCCTTACTGGTGCCCAGAAATGCATTGATTCCGTTGTTACTGGTGACCCGCAAACGCAGACCGCAATCGTATACCTTACCCTGCTGATCTACAAAGTACACCATACGGGAAGATTTACCGTTGCCTTTGAGAACAATACTGTAACCCTTTTGAATGTAATCGTAGGCAGGATGTTCTTCGGCATCAAATACATACAGTTCGCAAGTTTTGGTGTCGTTGATAGCAACGTCAAAGTTGCGGTTAGGTTCAATCAAACCGCGACGCAGAATGTCAGTCACCTGTGCAGAGGTCAGAGTATCCAACACCGACTCACAAAGTTGATTGAAACTGTCGCGGATCTTCAGGACAAACTCTTCATCAGAGCGCAACGATTCGGGCATCTGACGCAACTCCTTCATGTTGGAAATGAAGTGGTCAAAAGTATTACCCAGAGCATCATTATAGGCACTGGTATTGAACCAATCGAAAGAACCGTTAGTGATACCATCCTTGCGCTTGATGCTGATCTTCTTGTCACCAGCGACAGCATCTTCCTTACACTTAGTCCCGCCACGCAATTCTACAGGATGCGGGTACATCTTCTTCTCATTCATGATGAAGGCAGTGTTGCCCTCATTCTTTACACCTTCGCGGTGAGAAAGTCCAACGGTGTTGTACATTTAAATTACCGTGATCGACACGGGCGATAGAATTAAAAGGGTGGCGGGTCCGTGTGCTCCCGCCTACGGGTGAAGGATCTTTCCCAGGGACCTGTCCCGCTGTCGGGTGGTTTCTCTGGGGGGGTTCGCTTCTGAAGTAATTATAGGGGCACAGGGGGGCAGATCCAGAAGGCTTGTACCAGTTCAGAAGGTGGCACACTGAGGGTTGAATAGGGTCGCTGAGGCTCTATGATACGGTCACAAGCGAAGGAGGGGCGGGGTAGCCCTGAAGACGAAAACCATCGCCACTCCCCCAGCCATAAAATAATGGCTAACGCAAAGTATAAAAAAAGGGGGCGGATGTTGCCCCCTATTGTTTATGCGAACATGAAACTTCCGTTGAATTCGTACTCATTGAACACGGGGGAAGATCCCGCCTGTCCGATGAACTTATGGACGAACCATTTGAAGTTCCGTTGGAATACACATTCGCCCTTGATTGCATGAGTTTTGAGAATAGCATTCAGGCGGGATTTGGTGGTGGCAGTTTGATACCCACCGTCGAAGATTTCCACCCAATCATTGCCCACGCTGGCGATGTGGTTGTCGTAAAGATAAACGAAAGAAACGTCACCGATGTTGATCACTTGGGTGTTGCCGCACTTCCAATCACGGGAAGCATAGATGGCGTCGTTCATCTGCTGTTCGATCTTACGCATGGGGGTGTCCTGTGAACTGTGTTCAGTATAAGGGGTCAGCGGGCGATCAGGTCGGCGGTAGTGTGCAGTACGTCTGCTGTCACAGTCCGCACGGGACGGATCGGTTCCCAGAGCAACCACAGCAGCACAGCGGCAACGGTGAGGCGGAGCATGGTCTGGCGGTGGTAGGATGCGGAGCGGGAACGGGTCAGGGAGCGCATCAGCGACCGTCCCTGTATTCACCGATCACGACGCCATTCTGGCGGACTTGAGCGTACCCGTACTCTTCAGAGAGGTTCAGGCACAGGTCCCAGGCACGGTCGGCGTCGGTGGTGATGTTCTCCCACGGAGCGGCGGGGCAGATCACAGAGAGGCGAGTGGTGTTGTTCATGCCTTTAGTATGGCACCGATTTGGGGATTCCACAAGGGGGCTTGTGCCACTTACTCAGGCGGCACACTGAAACCGCCCGCTGTTGAAGTTTGCTCTACTGAAGACCTCACGATTGACCAGTTTGAACATACCGAACTCGTTGGACAGAACGTAACCTTCGGCATCAATTCTGTCGCCGTTCAGGTATGCTGCGGGCCCAGAATTACGGCAGAGGTATAAACAATCTTCTTTGATGGACTTCACCAACAACCACAAACGAATCAGGTTGATGTCACAGTTGCCTGCGATTGCCAGTGCCTCAGCATCAAGAACCGCACCAACTTTGATAAAGGTGTTAAACACTTTCTTCAGATGTGTGGCACCCTTGTTATCAACGAAGGTCGCAGTGGTTGCCATCTGGCGGGCAAAGTTGCAGACTTCCTCTACATCAGCGAACGACGTTTGACCGTGC